ACTTACATTGATAATTATAAATGTGTGGTAGTTAATAGAGAGTATCTTGGAATAACTGTAGAGTCTTATATTGATCAATTATTAGATCAGAAAATAATCGGAGCAACATCTGGTGTAAGTGCAACCATAGTGCAAATTGTAAAATCTCAAGATTCTATAGACGGTGAGTTAGCTCTATATCTTCAATATGAATCTCAGGGTATCGAAAGCGCAGACGCTGTAGAATTTCAGAATGGAGAAAATTTAGTTTCAAATATTGATATCATATCAGGGCCAGAAAGTAGTGCTTTTATTCCAGCTGGTGAACCTTTTGCATCGACATTTTCAGTTGATTGTGTCGCCACAGGTTCTGCTTTTTCAATAAATGAGGGAGTTTATTTTATAAGGGGAAATTTTGTCACAGTTAATTCAGAAACTATTATATTAAATCAATATTTTAATGATCCTACTGGTAGAATTGGATTAAAAATTGTTGAAGAGACAATAAACTCTGATGAAGATTCAAATCTTACAGATAATTCTAAGGGATTCAATAATTTTGCTGCTCCCGGTGCTGACCGTTTAAAAATATCATGCCGTCTCGCATTCAAAGGTATTGATGATTTTAATGATAATGATTTTGTAGAACTAGCAACTGTAAGGGATGGTAATTTAATAACAAAAACAACAACACCTCAATATAATTTAATTGCAGACGAATTAGCAAGAAGAACTTTTGACGAGTCTGGAGATTACATAACAAAACCATTTACAATCAAAGTAAGAGAGTCAGCAAATAATGGAATTGGTAATAATGGTGTATACCAAGAGGGACAAACTACTTTTGATGGTGGAGAAGCATCTGAGGGATTAGGTTTATATCAAGTATCATCTGGTAAAGCGTATGTGAAGGGTTATGAGGTAAAAATACAAAACACTGAATTTGTTGATTTTGATAAACCAAGAACTACAAAAACTCTTGAAAATCAAGCCATTACATACAATACTGGAGCATCTTTAAGATTAAATCGTGTTTTAGGATCACCTGAAGTTGGTATTGGTAACACATATATTGTAAGTCTTAGAGATACAAGAACAGGGACTCAAAGTGCAGCAAATATTATGTCTGCTCCCGGAGAGGAGATAGGTTTAGCAAGGGTATATGATTTTGCACTTGAATCAGGAGCTTACAATACATCAACTCCAACTGCAAATGAATGGGATATATCATTATATGATATTCAAACATTTACAAAAATAACTTTAAATGCCAATCATACACTCTCAACACCAACTTTTATTAAAGGAAAGTATAGTGGTGCTTCAGGATTTTTAAGATCTGCAGTCTCAGATTCTACCTCATTACAAGTATATGAAACAAATGGAGAGTTTATTCCGAATGAACCGTTGATATTCAATGGTATAGAAAATTCTCGTGTATCTGTAGCAGTTACAGATTTTGGAATAAGAGATGTTAAATCAATATTTGGTGGGCCAGGATTAACAGATCAAAATAGTGGTGACGTTGGTTTTGCAAGAACATTTTCAGGTGATGTAAAATTAAGAGATGAATTTATATTTGGTTCTGCCAATGTTACATCATCAACAGGAAGTGGTGGGTCTGGAATTAGTACAATTACAAGTGGAAATGAACAGTTTCCCGGAAAAGTAAAAGTTGGTAATATTTTAAAATTTGGTGGACTTGGAAAAAATAATAAAACATTAGCAAAAGTAACTGCAGTGAGTAGCACCAGTGTTATTGTTGCTGGTGTAACCACCGTTGCAGGAATAGCAGAGGGATTTTTACCTTTAGGAACAGCTGGATCATCTGTTGAGGTTCCAGATTTAACATTAGTGTCAAGTCCATTTGAAAAATCAGATGATGATACTCTTTTCACACCACTTCCAAAATCTTTAATATCAGACGTAGATTTAAGTGACGCAACTCTTGCGATTAGAAAAGTGTTCAACGTCGCAATAAGTGCATCTACAGACGCACTAACTGTGGCAGTCACAGCAGGAGATAATACTACATTTTTACCATTTGATGAAGAGAGATATAGTTTAATTAGAGCAGATGGTACAATCGAGACATTGACTGATGATAAATTCACTTTTACAAATGGAAACGGAACACTTCAGATTAGTAACATAGGTGCAGATCTATCTGTTAATCAAGAGGCAACACTAATTGCAACTCTTAACAAAACAAAACCAACGGCTAAAGTAAAAAGAAAGAATAAGGTTAATTCACTTGTCGTTGATAAATCAAATTTATCCGGATCAGGTATTGGTAGAACAACATTAAATGACGGATTAACTTTTGGAAGTTATCCTTTTGGAACTCGTGTGCAAGATGAAAAAATATCTTTAAATGCACCAGATATTTTAGACATCTTAGGTATTTTTGAATCAACCGATACGAGTGATCCATCTGCACCAAAAATGACATTATCATCTATCAACACAGTTGATGGTGGGACAACTGATTTATTATTAGGAGAGCAAGTTAAAGGATCAACTTCTGGTGCGATCGCTGTCTATACTGAACAACTTACGGATTCTCAAATTTCTTATGTCCCATTGAATGAAAGTGAATTTGTTGAAGGTGAGTCTGTATTGTTTGTAAACTCTAATGTTCAAGCGATTGTGAACACAATAGACGTGCCATCTAGAAATATCTCTGCAGATTTTACGTTTAATTCTGGCCAAAGTTCGACTTTATTTAACCATGGATTTATCACAAGGAAAAGTAATGTCGATGCACCAACTAAAAAAATAAGAATATATTTTACAAATGGGTTTTTTGAATCTGACGATACAGGTGATATCACAACTGTCAATTCTTATGGAGATTTAGATTATAGAAATGATATTCAATCAATTAACGGTATAAGAAATACTGATTTATTAGATATAAGACCCAGAGTTTCAAACTACATCGTTGCAGAAAGCAATAGATCACCACTTGAATTTTTGGGCAGATCTTTAAATGCATCTGGAAATTCAGCTTCCAATGTTCTTGCATCGGATGAATCAATAACAGTTGATTTCTCTTTCTACTTAGGAAGAATTGATAAATTATATCTTACAAAATCTGGTGAATTAACATTTGTTCCCGGAACACCTGCAGAGGAACCAGATCCTCCAGTTGCAATAGACGATGCGCTTGAATTAGCAACTATTACGTTACCACCATATCTTTTTGATGCTTCAGAAGCAACTATGTCTTTCTTGAAACATAAAAGATATAGAATGGAAGATATAAGAAAGCTTGAAACTAGAATAAAAAATTTAGAATATTATAGCGCATTAACTCTTTTAGAAACAGCGACTGCAAATTTATTTGTTCCTGATGAGGATGGTTTAAACAAATTTAAATCTGGATTTTTTGTTGACAATTTTACAACCTTCCAACCTCAAGAGTCTGAAATACCCATAAAAAATAGTATTGACACCACAAATAAAGAATTAAGACCATCTCACTATACCACCTCTATTGATTTACAAGTTGGCCCTGTTGAAGGTGAAACAAACATCTATACTGGAGCAGCACCTGAAGGGATTAATATAAGAAAAACTGGAGATGTCATAACATTAGATTATGATGAAGTAGAATACCTTAATCAAACTTTTGGAACAAGATCTGAAAGTGTTACCCCATTCCTACTTAATTTCTGGGAGGGATTTGTTAAATTGACACCCTCTAGTGACACTTGGGTAAATACTGTTAGAATTGAAGCGAACGTTTTTGAAACTGAGGGCAATTTTGAAGAAGTAACTAGAACAGCAGAGAGAAGGTATGGAGGTTTTGATCCACAAACAGGATTAACATCTACAATTTGGGGTAGTTGGCAGACTAATTGGACTGGAACAAGAAAAGAGAGTCGAGTTAGAAAAAGAAGAGAAGTAACAGGCAAAAGGAAGGTTAAAAGAAATTATGGTAGTACAACTTATGAATATGAAAGAACAACCACAACAACTTTCCAAGATACATTTACTGATACATTTAGAACAGGGACAGCATCAAGAGATGGTTCAAGACAATTAATCACTGAACAATTTGATCAAACATCTCTTGGTGATAGAACCATTAGCACTGAGATTGCACCTACAATTAGATCAAGAAACGTTGCTTTTGATGGAAAAGGATTTTTACCACAAGCGAGATTGTTTTCATTCTTTGATGGTGTTGACGTAACCAGATATTGTGTACCAAAACTGATTGAAATAGAGATGGTATCTGGTGTTTTCCAAGTTGGCGAAACTGTCAAAG